CTAGTAAGGTGACCGGGGCTGTGGCCCTGGTCTTGGCAAATTTGTCCACGTTTGTGCACGTTTGGTTTGCCTCGCGGTGTTGGGACAGCTCCGACTGGTTGGCCTTCTTTCAAGAAGAGTCAGTCTTGTGTCTTGGAGCTCGTTTCCTTAACCCCGAGGTTATAACTCGGTTTGCGTATTCTGTGGCTGAAACGGCGGAACTCGGTTTCCCGGTTACATTTGGAGTAATCGAGCGACTGCTAGTTTCTTTGCATTCCCTAGGTCCATTGGTTCCCGTGTTCATGATTTTCGTGGAGCGCTTTCTTTTAGTTTGGTTATTGGTAGACATTGTTATCCGCCTTTACGAGCTCGAATTTTGGCTCTTGCGTAAGTTGTGGGCATTGTGCGTTTTCGTAGTGACTGAGTTGGTGTGGCCTGTGCGCCGCACTGCTAGTTTGTGCTTGAACTGGGTCTCGGCCAAGGTTGGTTTCCTTTTCGGTTGGATGTGGAACATTGTTTCATGGCCTTCTCGGAAGTGGGATGCTTACTTAACTTGGCGGTTAACGAGAGATCAGGTTAGCAAACCTTTCACTCCGGAGACAGCACGCGGTTATGGTTTCCGAGTTGAAAATAATCGCCTCATTTTAGAGGTGGGCGGAGAGATCTTTCCGTTGCAGACTCAGGGTTTTGTTCCCGAGGCTATGGTTACTCCTTTTGAGGAGGCTGGACCTAAGGCCGGTAAGGGACAAGTCTATTTTGTCTGTAATGGCAAGGTGTTCGGCTCAGGCAACCACGTTTCATACGACAAGAATAAGTTCTTGCTTACTGCCCACCATGTGTGGACAGAAGCTATGGCTAAGCTTGTTGAAGGCTCTGAGGTGCTTTTGTGTTCTCGAGCCGGCGTGGCTGTCCCTCTCGAAAACTATAAATTGGAATGTTTCTCTTATGACAAGGATTTCGACTATGCTGTTGCTAGTCTCCAACCGGCTGTTTGGGCTAAGTTGGAGGTTAGGGCTTTGACTATCGCCACCAAGGATTTGGTGCCTTATGTCACTGTTGTTGGAATCCGTGATGGGAAATGGGTTATGTCTACTGGTTCGGTTAACGATAAGAATGGATTGTTTAGGGTGTATCATACAGCCTCTACCATTCCCAGTTTCTCTGGCGCGGCTTTAACCAATTTTGAAGGTAAAATGGTTTCAATGCATCTGGGGCATCGAGACGGCCGGAATGAGGCTGTCTCCATGCATCCGATCATTCAATCTCTTCAGAAAGTGGTCAAATTCACGCCGGAGTCTGACATAATCTCATCTGTATGGAAACGTAGTGACGCTGAGGAGTTGTATGATTCCGATGCTGAGGAGTACGCCGTCTATTATGCTGATGGTGGAAAGTCAGTTTATCGGTCAGCTCCTTCTGGTCATTATGATACTAGCGAGTTCGTCATTGGAACCGAGGGCATGCGCAATTACAAGCCAGCATATGGTATGTCTTGGGCAGAGCAAATCGAGGAAGATGAGTTCGAGTGGGATCCATACATGTCTAATGAGACTGGAGCTGAACCCGCTCCAGAGGTTAAACGTTCCAAGGGGAAGGGTAAGAAGAAGCGCGCCCAAAAGAAAATGGTGCTAGAAAGTGGAGTTCAGGATTTTCCTGGGAGTCTGCAGGTTGTGGAGCCGCAGACGCCCAGCCTCTCCTCCACAGACGGCTCACCGATTCAATGGGTCTCCTGCGCTTGCTGCAGCTCGGTGGATACACGCCCGTGTCAGAGGTTGGAAGTCGACCCCCGGAACCCCCGGGAGGTGTTCCTCTCCGATACGCTGCTGTATCACAATACTTCGGACCTCCTGGCGGAGGAGGGAACGCACCAAGCTCTAGAGCTTTGGAGGCATTCCCAGAGTCTGCCGGTTGGAGATGGCCCGTGGGAGACGTGGACGGACTCCGTGGATCTTTATTCACGCACTCCGCTCTTAGAGCTCCGACAGAGGTCAAACCAGAAGGCAGATTCCGTAGTGAGGCGGTTAGACGAGCTGGCAGAAGAGCAAGGGTCGTGGGAGGACCTCGTGGATTTGGCCTGGGATGTGGATCGGGACGTAGAGCTTGCTGTGCTGGCTTTCGAGACCGAGATAATGATGTTGAGACGCCTTCTCCATGCTTCGTCTGCCATGTTGAGGACCTACGAGTGGAGGATCGACCGTTTAACGACGGAGAGATCTTAGAACTTAGTAGGGTTCTCAAGTTGGATATGATTTTGGACGGCATGGTTGTGAAGGACAGCCATCCTGGGGCACCTTTGGGTGCCTTGGGTGGTTCCAACGGAGTTATCATTTCTGAGTTCCGGGGTTTTCTTTTGCGTTGCGTTATCGAGCGTGTTTGTTTGCTTTTGTCGATACCCATTTGTGAGCTAGAATCTTTGTCTGGCTTTGAGTTGGTCCAGAGAGGGCTCTGTGACCCTATTAGAGCGTTCATTAAAGGTGAACCCCATTCGGACCGTAAGGTCGCCCAAGGGCGCTATCGCATTATTGCGGGCGTGTCTCTTGTTGATCAAGTCATCGAGAGAGTGATGTTTCGTAACACACACTCGGTGGAGATAGCCAACTGGCGCGATTTGCCAGCTTGCCCTGGTATGTCTCTTGAGGATTATGACCTCGAGTACATCTACAAGTGGCAAGTTGAAAATGGCGCTGGTCATGGCGATATTGCGGGTTGGGATTGGTGCCTGCCTCGGTGGTTGATGGAAGACGTCACGGTTGCCCGGCTGAACTCAGTTAAGTCGAACTTAGCGTACAAGCGCTTGGTTCGCGCTCAATTTGTTTGCTGGGTACGTGGCGTTTATCAAGTTGGTAAAGAGCTGTGGGAGCAAACCCGAGATGGTGTCCAGAAGTCCGGTTCATACCGGACCTCTAGAGACAACTCCTGGTGTAATTATTTGCTCCAACAGAATGTTGCTCTTGGCGTCGGCTACCTTGAGGAAGTTCCGGTCAAAGCGATGGGTGATGATCTTCTTGTGAAGATCTTAGCCGGAATGCTCGAGGAAACGGAGCGGTTGGGCTTCAAAGTGAAGCAATTGGTTGATGATGGGCCCGGACATTTCGAGTTCTGTTCGCAGCTTTGGAGTGGTGGTCCCCTTGGGAAACCCCAAAATCTTGGAAAGATGTTGTATAGACTTCTCTCTAAGATTCCGGGTTCCCAGTTGTGGTATCAGACCCTCCAGAGTCTGCATAAGGACTTGAGACATTGTCCTGAGGCCCCGCAGATCTTTGCTAGGCTTTCTGAGTATGTAGCTCAGGAGTTAGGTGGGGCTACAAACTAACCTAGGAAGGTTCGTTCCGATGGCGTTGACGGCTACACAACGCGCCCGGCGGGCTTTGGCCCGCCTTCAAACCCAAAATCAGCAGCAGCGGCAATTGGTTGTGCGCCAGCGAGCTGGACCGGTGGTTCCGGTCAAGGTTATTAGTGTACCTCAAAACACTATGCAACAACCCCGCCGCCGCCGTAGGAACCGGGGGACAGGACAAGGCCAAGGTCAACTCGGTCGTGTCCCAGTCTCGTTGCCCAGTCAAATGGGCAACATCTTTGTGTCTAGGATGCCTAGATACGCTGGTGCGGCAGGTGAGCTGGTGGTGGAGCACGAGGAAGTGTTGTTTACGGTCTCGGGTGGTGACTTTAACACCAAGCGAGTACCCATGTTCCCCGCGCAGATGGCATGGCTGCAAGGCCTGGCTGCCAATTTCTCTCAATGGTCTTGGGAGGCAATTGAGTGCTATTATAGCACGACAGTCGGGACCGGGGTTAATGGAGAAGTCTCCATGGGTTGGATGTTCGATTTCGATCGAGTGCCCAACAGTGCTATTGAGGCGCAGAGCCTCCACAATAATGTGGTGAGCCCGCCTTATAGCTCCGATTGTGTTCGGACCGTGGTAGACACGCGGAAGTTTGGGAAAGCACGTTACCCATTCATGTCCGAAGCCCAGTATAACAATGTGAACGACAATAGCGAGCTCGTGGGATATATTCCTGCTTGGCTGGTAGTTGCCTCCAACGCTTCAGTTGGAGGCATGATTGGTAGGATTCGAATTCGGTATAGAGTTCGACTCATGGATCCGATCCCAGCCCGCATGAATACGGACCCGGCTGACGCGTTGGATGTTCGTCCCGTGCTCCGGGACACCGGTGACGCCACCACGATAGTCCAGGACCCTGTGGTCCGGTTGACGAATGAGTTCCGGCGCCTGTTGCCGGAAATCTCGGTTACCACTGACCTTCCCACTATTCCCACTGAGCCGCCCTTGAGTTTGGGCAGCTTGGTTTCGAGGATTGGTGTTGGTTCGGTCGTGGAACCTGAAGAGGTTTCCGACAATGTGTTGCTGCATTTGGCCAGACAAATTAAGGAACTTATGCGTCGTGATGAAGGCGACGAAGAGGAAGTGGATTCCAACCCCAGTAGCACTGTGCGAAGGGGCTCGACTGCAACAGCTAGTGAGCAGCGTGGTCCAGAACCACCTCCAAAATGATGAAGGACTGGTATCAGTTTTCAGCTGGTTTGAAAACCGCCCTCGG